GATCAGATTCGACTCGCTGCAAAGTCTGGCGATAAGAGAGTGTCTTATATCATCTTCGATGGAAAGATCGCGTCATCTAAAAAGACTTGGGCTTGGCGTCCTTATGATGGGATCAATAAGCATAATCATCACGCACATATTAGCTTTACTGTCAGGGGCGATTACGACAATTCGTTCTTCAATATCCCGATGATAGGTGGCACAGCATGAACATGAAACATCCAGCAGTTATCGCAGTCGGAGCGTTCCTAGCCGTCTGGGGTACAACATCTAACTTCGCTCTGGACTATCGCGCCATCCTTGGCTCGATCGTTGCCGGGGTCTTCGGATACGCGAGCCCCAAAAAGTGACACAGGAAAACTTTTTCACACTTTACTTCGCAAGCCTTGCCGTAATCGGTGGCCTTGCAGGCTACGTCATTACTCACTTGCTATCTGAAATTAAAAGACTTAATTCGCGTGTCGATGAGATTTATAACATCCTCTTAGAGCGATAATTTTTGACATGGCAAAGAAGAAAGTCATCGATCTCGATACCTATTCACAGCTTGATCAATACGCAATCTGCATGCACGAGTTCTATAAAAGCCTAAGACGTGCAGGCTTCGCCGTTGATCTATGTCTGGCGATCATTACAGATCGTGAATCGTATCCCGACTGGCTAATGCCATCGATCCCCGACCGAGTGGATCGCTTACCCTATGAGGATGATGACGAGGATTAAATGAAGCGCATAGTCATAGTGAGCGACCTACAGGTTCCGTTCCACGATAGACACGCAGTCAAGAATCTAGTTAGTTTTATTAGCAAGTTTAAGCCGCACGAAGTCGTCACAATTGGCGATGAAATTGATTTTAATACGATTAGCAAGTGGTCAGAAGGGACGCCAGAGGCTTATGAGCAGACTCTTGGAGATGATCGCGATGAGGCTGTTCAGGTACTTTACGACCTACAGGTGACACAGATGATTCGATCCAATCACACGGATCGCCTTTATACGCAGATCATGCGTAAAATCCCGTCATTCTTGTCATTACCAGAGCTACGCTTTGAAAAATTTATGCAGCTTGACCAGTTAGGGATCACCTTTCATCGCAAGCCTTATAACATCGCCCCAGGCTGGATTGCAGTACATGGCGATCACACGCCTATTAAGTCACAGGGTGGCCTATCAGCCCTAGAAGCGGCTCGTAGGCATGGTAAGAGCGTCATTTCAGGACATACTCACAGGGCAGGCAGATCGTCCTTCTCAGAGGCCTCTGGAGGCCGTATAGGGCGTGTTTTACATGGTGTTGAGGTAGGAAACCTTATGGACTTTAGCAAGGCCTCATACACGAAGGGATCGGCGAACTGGCAACAGGCATTCGCCATTATGTACGTTGAGGGCAAGAATGTCCAAGTCGATCTTATCTACATTGAGAAAGACGGCACATTCGTAGTCTCAGGCAAGCGCTATGGACGACCTAGATAACGAGCTAGACAGGGACATCGATGACCAGATTGATGACTCAGAATTGTTACCGTTTCGTTATCTAAATATCTGAAAATTCCCCCTTAGGGCATGAGACAGTAGAGCCACGGATGAAGGGCATCCACAGAAAGGCTCCAACATGTTCGATCCATCATTAGGCGATTTAATTGCCATGATTGTCTTATCAGCACTATATTTTCATCTAGGCCGTATTGTCGGCATTCGCGTAGGTTATCTAAAAGGCCGCAAAGCAGTCCGAGATTACTACGAGACAAAAGAAAGGGTGCGAGTGTGAAAGCAAGTGAAGTCCTATTATCAGCTACTGACATTATTGGAGACCGAGGACGAATATATGGTCATCCTCGTATCAATCAGACTCGAATCGCATTACGACTCCAACAAATGCTCGAAGTACCAATCTCAGACCATCAAGCATGTCTGGCAATGGTCGAAGTTAAACTTGCCAGATTGCAAGAAACAGCAGATCACATTGACTCCTATATCGACGCGTGTGCTTACCTTGCACTAGCTTGCGAATTGATCACAGAAAAGGATGAGCAATATGTTTAATCTTGAAGATTATGAAACAGTCGAAGAACGCTTAATTAAATTTTGGAAGGATCACCCAGATGGACAAATTCACACAAAGTTACTTGATTCAACCTCTGGCCGTTTTATCGTTGAGGCTTCTATATATCGCACAGAGGCAGATGTTCGGCCGTGGACTACAGGGCTCGCAGAAGAAACGATTCAAGGGCGTGGTGTCAATGCGACAAGCGCGTTGGAGAATTGTGAGACTAGTGCTATCGGTCGAGCGCTTGCTAACGCCGGCTATGCAACAAAGGGAAAGCGAGCGTCACGAGAAGAAATGGGCAAAGTCGCTAAGTCGCAAGAACAAAAGAAAGCGATTGATGAAGTAAAGGCCAAGATGGCTGATACTTCTGGCAGTTATATTCCAGTAGTAAAGGAGGACGATCCATGGACTATCAAAGAAACGAATATGCCGCCCACAATGGGGGAAGCCGTGTCGATGGTGAAAGAAATCATTGGCGGCCAGACAGAGAAGGACATTCCCCGGTGCCAGCATGGCGACATGATCTGGAAGACGGGACAGACTAAAGCTGGTAAGCCTTGGGGACACTTTAAGTGCCCTTATGCAGTAACGGGTGAATTGACAAGATGTCCATCGCCTAACGATGTAATCTGGTACGAGATTAACAAAGAGGGCGCATGGCAGCGCCAGAAGGTGAGGGCATAATGGGACGTTTACAGTTTATGAATCAAGATGGCGAGTGGGAGTCATTCCCCAGCGAGGATGAGATACATCGATCTAAAGAGATCATCGCTATCTTAGAAGAGTTTACATTCACTACTCGATGCTGCTTATGCAATGATTCAATTCCCTACAAAGACATAAAGGTCAACCTGGCTAATAAGAGCTGGTCATGTTCTAAGTGCCACGCGGTCAATGGCCTCACAAAGCCGTAAATACCGGGGATTCTCTACCGAGAGAGTCGTAGCCAAGTACCTTTCGACTTGGTGGCCACATGCAGATATCGGTAGAGGGGCTGGAAAAGATATAACACATGTCCCGTTCGACATGGAAGTTAAAGCTAGATCGGCGTTCCAGCCTAAAGCATGGATTGATCAGGTCACAAAGAGGGCGAGTAAAACTGGTGACTTGCCTATCGTAGTCAGTCGATTGAATGGTCAAGGGGAGAAGGCTCCTAGTGAGTACCTTGCGTTCATAAGATTGGGTGATCTGGTCAATCTATTGCTACTCGCAGGTTACGGGGATTATGCCAATGATGTTGATAAACTAGAGCCTATGAGATGCAGTATGTGTGGCGCATGGGCGTTCACTCAGATATGCAGAATGTGTCAGAGTGATCCAGATGCCAACCTATGAGTTCGAGTGCGATAACGAACACTGCGAGAGTAATGCAAGGATAGAGAAGTGGATGTCGATCCATGAGCCACATGATCTGGAATGCCCGTTCTGTCACAGCTCGATGAGCAAGGTTTACTCAAGTGTAGGTGTCTCATTTAAGGGCACCGGATTCTATTCTACGGACAATCGATGAGCGACACGCCTCTGAACAGGACTTATGTTAGCCTCCTTGACACGTCTGGTACTCTCAGGGCTAGAGCCCATCAAGGGCTCACCGCAGGCCGTTCACGGCAAGCCTGCGGGGTAGCCATCGCTATTGGGATAGCTCTATCTATCGCAATGCCGCTAGATGCACAGGCGTCCAACCAAGCAATTCGTTATGTCAAAGAGTTAGCAGATTACCAATTAACAGAGAAACAAGAAGCTTGTCATAACGAAATTGTGTATAGAGAATCTAGATGGAATCCAAAAGCTAAGAATGGCTCTCATTATGGGCTATATCAAGGTAAGTCTAAGAGCTTGAAGAATGCCAGTACTGTTAAGCAATGGTGGTGGTATTGGCACTATGTTGCTAACCGATATGGTGTAACACTGAAGGATGAGCCAGACTATTGTAAGGCGTTACATCATCTAAAGACTAAGGGATGGCAATGAGTACAAAGAGAGGCGACCCTCGAGGGACAAGGGCTTATAAAGCCAGACGCCTTGAGGTATTGCAGCGCGATCAGTGGACTTGCTTCTATTGCCAGATGCCTGCCACTACTGTCGATCACGTTATACCGATCAAGGCTGGAGGCGATCCAATCGCATACGATAACCTTGTGTCATGTTGCACTAGTTGCAATAGCAGTAAGGGATCACGCTCAGAGGGCGTTTTTTTAGCACGGACGGCCAC